CTCAGAGGTAGAGCATTGCAGCGAGATTTTCCCCGCTGAAGCGCGCAGGTTCGATCCCTGCCCCCGCCGCTTGCATCACTCGTCAAGCATGTGTATGCTGACGGCAGACAGAAGCTCAACCGGAGGAGGAAAACCCGGATGCCCATCGACAGCAGCGACAAGGACGCGTACACCGAGGCCACCATCGCCGAGGAGATCCGCGCCCAGCTCACCAGCATCACCGCCAAGGCCGTCGGCGGCGGCGTCGACCGCGAGTGGGCCAACGGCTGGCTGCGTCAGCTCGGCGCGGAGCCCGTGACCGGCAACGCCGTCTACCGCATGAACGTCCCCATCACCGGCGTCTTCGGCAAGACCGTCGAGGCCAGCAGCCGCGCGGCGGCGGCGGAGGCGTTCCTCAAGCACGTGCAGCGCATCGCCGAGGCCGGGCAGGTCACCGACCACGGCCACTGCGACAACGTCTACCAGGTCAAGTTCCAGGAGCCCGTGACCGCCGCCGACATCACCTTCTTCGCCGGTCCCGAGGACCCGGGGCCCGCTCTCGAGCCGGTCCCCGACCTGGCCGGGCTGAAGGCCGGTGCCCGCAAGATGCTCATGGAGGGCGTCGCCGAGCAGGGCTGGGGCTACCAGTACGCCCGCCGGGCCACCGCCGCCATGGGCCTGGAGGACCTGCCCGACCTCCAGTACCGCACGCTGGAGGTGCCCGTGACCGGCACCTACCAGGTGAGCGTCCGCGTGTTCGAGGGTGCCCCCTACGCGGACATGCAGCGGGCTGCCGCGTCGCACATCCGGCGGTCCGGCGTCGTCTCGATCAAGCCGGAGGAGATGGGAGAAGCCGAGGTCGTCGAGGACGTCGAGTTCTGATCTCCGGTGGTGCGCGAGTAACGGCCAGCGGATGGAGCCCTCCGCCTCGGCATGACCGGTAGCGACAGCCCGCTTGACAGAGTTGTCAGGCGGGCTGTATGCTGTGCGTAGACAGATCGAGGAGGACTCCATGGAGACCGTCGTTCACATCTTCACCACCTACCACATCATCTTCGCCGTCGGCACCATCGCCGCTGTTGCCATCACCGCCCCCGTCGTCGCGGTCCTGAAGATCCGCGACCGACGCGCCGAGAACCGGTGGATGAACGAAATCCCCGCCCGTAAGGTCCTCTAGGAGACAGCCATGAAGCTCGCCATCATCTTTGAGGTCCCCGACGGCGACGACGCGTACGCCGACGCGATCGGGCGCACCGTTGCCCGCATGATCCAGCACCACGCGCTCGCCGAGGAGCAGGCGATCAAGCACTGGTCGTTCGACCTGGAGATGCGCCCGATCGCCGGTGCCCTCATCCCCGACAGCGCGCTGACCAACCACGCAGACACTCTTGCCGCGCTACTGCTGGAGAGCTGACCCGTGATCACCCCCAAGAAGGTCACCCCCACCAAGTGGTCCGACGTCAAGACCCGCATCGCCGCCGCCGCCGCGAAAGCGGCCGCCGAAGGCAAGACCGCGAAAGTCACCGTCAAGACCCAAGGAGGATGACGGTCATGCAGAACGCCACCCAGACCCGCGCCTGCCGCCACGTCACTGCCCGCGTGGTCGTAGGGATGGCCGAGACCCAATACGCGCGCTGGCGCAGAAGCTCCTACAAGATCCACTGAACCACCGCACACCAGAAGAGCCGGGCTGACCACCTACGATGGTGGCCATGCCCGGCTCTTCCATGCTGTACGCCATCTACCTGCTCGCCTACGCGCGGCTCATCGTGTTCCTCACCGGTGACGTCCTGATCCGCAAGCCCCGTCAGCGCCTCGTGGACGCCCTGGAGGAACGCGGCCACGAGCTGATCGCCTACCTGGTCACCTGTCCTTGGTGCGTGTCTGTCTGGCTGGCCATTCCCGCCGCCCCGATCATCTACGCTTACGGCCATCACTGGTGGCTGTTCGTGCCCGCCCTCGTCCTGGCGCTCTCGGGTGCCGCCGGTGCTCTCGCCCGCGTGAAGGGATAGACGGAGTGGGGCTGCTGAAGCGCAAGACCGTTCCGGCCGGAGGGATCGACGGCCCCGGCACGCGCCCGGCGGCCCTCACCGCCGCCGCCGTCCCCATCAACCTGGGCGACGCCACCTCGTGGCAGATGTTCAAGCTCGGCGACCACCGCTGGCAGTGGGAGTCGTGGAGGCACTACGACATCTGCGGTGAGCTGCGGTTCGTCGTCAACTGGATCGGCAACGCGATCAGCCGCTGCCGCCTGTACGCGGCCGACGTGTCCGACGACGGCACCGTAGGCGACGAGACCGGCGACGCGCAGGCCAAGCTGATCGCCGAGACCATGTTCGGCTCGCCTGCCGCGAAGGCGCAGGCGCAGCGCCTGATGGGCATCAACATGATGGTCGCCGGGGACGTGTTCATTGTCGCCGAGGGCTACCAGAACACCGGGCAGGACGGCACGCCGGACCAGGACAAGTGGTACGTGTGCTCCTCGAGCGAGGTGTTCCGCCGGGGTGACGACATCATGGTCCGCCGCTCGATCACCCACGGCGGCGGCACGTACCGGTTGGACCCGGCCAAGGACCTGCTGATCCGGGCGTGGAATCCGCACCCGCGACGGCACGACGCCGCCGACTCCACCACCCGGGCGATTCTGCCGGTGCTGCGCGAGCTGGAGTCGTGCACGAAGCGCGTGTTCGCCGAGCTGGACTCGCGCCTGCTCGGCGCGGGCATGCTGCTGCTTCCGGACAACATCGACTTCCCCCGGCAGCCCGACGACCCGCCCGGCATCGAGGGCTTGACCGCTGTGCTGACCCGCACGATGGCGACGTCGTTGCAGCAGCGCGACAACGCGGCAGCGATCGTGCCGATCATGTTGCAGGCGTCCGTCGAGGCCCTGGACAAGATCAAGCACCTGACGTTCGACTCGCAGATCTCCGAGCACATCACCACGATGCGCACCGAGGCTGTGAAGCGGATGGCGATGTCGCTGGACATCCCACCCGAGGTGCTGACCGGCATGGGCGGCACCAACCATTGGTCGGGGTGGCAGATCGAGGAATCCTCGATCAAGATCCACATCGAGCCGCTGCTCATCCAGCTCGCCGACGCCCTCAACGTCGGCTACTACCAGCCCGCGCTGAAGGCCGCAGGTGTCAAAGACCCGGAGAAGAAGACTCTCTGGTTCGACATCGCCGCCCTCACCGTCCGCCCCAACCGCTCCGACCAGGCCCTCCAGTTCGTCGAGAAGGGCATCATCAGCGACAAGTCGGCCCGCGACAACGCGGCCTTCACCGACGACGACGCCCCCGACGACAAGGAACGCGTCTACAAGATCGTCAACGCGCTGGTTCTCGCCCAGCCCGCCTACGCCGGAGACCCCGCCGTCCAGAAGGTCCTCGGCCTGCCGAAGATCTCCATGCCCGCCCCGCCAGCCGCACCGCCAGCCGAAGGCGGGGACATGCTCAACCCCGGCGACCCCGGCTACGACGAGGCAGGCACCGAACCCTCCGACGCCGGGAACCGGCCCCTGCCTGGCCTGCCGTCGGTTGCCGAGGCCGAGGCCGGAGGCGCACCCCCGAAGAAGGGCCAGAAGCTGGGGCAGCTCGCCGCGTCCGCAGCCGCCGACGAGCCCCTGTTCTACGCCGCTGACAGCGCCGTACGCCGCGCCCTCGAGATCGCCGGTGGCCGACTGGTGCCCGGCCCCCAGCGGGCCCGCTACGCCGTCCCCAAGCATGAGCTGCACACCCAGATCGTCCCGACCGACCAGCGCGTCCCCGCCCTGCTGGCCGGGGCGTGGGTGCACGTCCGCGAGCAGGCCCCACGCATGGGCGTCGACCCGGACCGGCTCGAGGAACTGCTGGGCGGCTACTGCACAGAACTTCTGACCCGGGGCATGGCGCACGACCCTGACGACCTGCGCTCAGCGTTGCATCACGCCCGGAGGGACCTCGCCCCATGAAGATCGAAAACGATTACGAGTGGGATGCTGAGCAGGCATTCGACGTCCCGTACCGTCCCATACCGTTCCACCATGTTCCATTCCATCCCGTCCGAGGGCCACGCGAATACACGTCGCCCAGCACCTACGGCGGCCAGCGCCCAGACGACTACCGGGGCGACCGGCGCGCCGCCAGCCCGTTGAGCGAAGAGGATCAGGGATGGGTCGCCGCTTTAGCCCTACTGGGGCTCTGCATGCTCGTCGGCATCGCCGGGTGCGCCGCCTTCGGCTGGCCGCTCGGCTGACAAGGAGAGGACGATGACGCAGCCGAACCTGCCTGACGCCGCCAAGCAGCAGCAGGCCGCCGTCGAGGTCTTCGCCCAGTACGAGCCGCCGCTCTACGAGGCGTACCTCGAGATGATGCTCGGATGGCTCGCCGCCGTCCGTGGTGCCATGTTCGCCGGAGGGATCGTCAGCCTCGGCCTGGTCCCCGACCCGATGGCCGTGTTCTCCAAGACGCCCCTGTGGAACGAGCTGACCGACAAGTACTCCGAGCAGGTCGCCCGCGACGTCCTCGCCGCCCCGTACAAGGACCTGTTCGCCAACGGCACCCTGTTCGAGTCGAGGCCGTTCGTCCGCAACTGGATCGCCGCACGCGCCAACCGGCTCCAGAAAGTCCCCGACGAGGTGTACGGGCTGGTGCAGCACGTCATCGACTCGGCCACCGTCAACGGGGCCAGCGTCCCCGACGTCACCAAGCAGGTCCAGGAGCTGTTCGACGCCGCCGACGTGCAGACCTGGAAGAACCGGGCCCGCACCGTTGCACGCACTGAGGTC